CTTAATACATAGAACCCCTCATCACACCTGCCCATGATGGCTGGCATGTTTCTTGATTAATTGTGAAGGGGCGATAGTGTTTCATTTCCGTCTTTCGTAAACTGTACTCTATTTAGTAAACATCCTAGCTGGATTTTGTTAGGTTGTCAACTTTTTTTGGTGCCCTCGGTAAGAGTCGAACTTACACTGAGCAGGGTTTGAATCTGCTGCCTCTGCCAGTTGGGCTACGAGGGCAATATTGGTTGGCGTGCTTGGATTCGAACCAAGTCAAGAACACTCATCTAGTGCTAAAGGGATTATAAGGCCCTCCCGTGTACCAACACCCACGCCATTATTTGGTGCACCCGCTTGGATTCGAACCAAGGATCGGACGGTTATGAGCCGTCAGCATTAACCGCTATGCTACAGGTGCTTATTGGTGTCCCCTGCCAGACTCGAACTGGCACTCCGAAGAAGCGGATTTTAAGTCCGCCGCGGCTACCGATTACGCCAAGGGGACGTTATTCTTAGTCCTTGCCTGCTCCACCAAACATGAAGCCCTTGCGAGGATCACCCCATTCCGTATCAGCGCGAACGCGAACGAACCGAGCCTTAGTATCTGCGGTATTCTCATTCGGCACAACGATCCATGGATTCTTACCCTTGAGCCAAGCCTTCTGAAGAATCTTCCACTTCTCAATAGCAGAGCGATCACGCTTGATGGCCTTCGACAGGCTACGGTCAGCTTCACGCTCACCCTTAGAAGTGTACTTGGTCTTGGTCTTCGGTGCAGACATTCACATTCTCCATCATACTTGAATTGGTGACCACTGAGAGATTCGAACTCCCATTTTCAGCTCCAGTTACGGATAGTCGGGTAGAAGCCGACCTCGGCTAAGTGGCCATTAAATTGTATTTTATTTATACATCTTCCATCAGGCTGACATAGCAACCGTCGAGAAATCTTTGACCTATCTTGTGTGCATCATCGCTATCAAGGTAGAACTCTTCCCACACACAATCTTCATCCTCGAAGCAGTATAGCATGAATCCAGCGCGGTTGTCAATCACAGAAAAATCTACATCATAAGACCTAACCATTACGCGACCTCGCGAAGCTTAATGCCAGTGACACGTTCGTCCGCGATAAGAGAAACGGGGTACTGAGGATTGCCTGTGTACAAACGAAAAGTACCAACGGGATCATGTCGCTCACTTTGCACTACCTTTCCAGACTTGATATGAACATTATCCATCACACCATACTTGTAATGAGTGCGAACATGGATCATGTCGCCAACTTTGATTTTCCACTTTGTCTTGATCATCTTGTATATCTTACTTGGTATTCTTAGCCTTGTCAAGCTTGAAAAGCTTACCGTTCATATACATCTTTCCGTTCTTGAACTTGATCTTTTCTGACTTGATCATGATCTGGTAGAACAGATACAGCGACCGATCACGACCATAAGCTTCAATCTCCCAAGGCCAGTTCAGATAGTCCTCGAACGAGTTGGTAAGCTTATAGACCTTACCCTGCCACTTTGCAGTAATCAACTCATTGGACAACTCGCCCTTAGCGTACTGCTTAACATGCACCATCTCATGCGCGAGGCACTGAAGCATCTTGTACCGCTGCATTCCAGGTCTGATACCAATCTCAAAAGACCGCGGGCGCCGTTCGCCGTCAAGAGGATTACAATGACCCTCTGCGCTACCCTGCCCCTCTAGCCGAATCTCAATATCAAGATTCCGCGCAAGCTTCTCACCCATGAGATATCGTGCAAAGAATGCGGTAGCAAACTTAAGTTCCGCCTTGCACATATGCTTTGACTTACCATAGATATCAATATTCACTGAGTTCACCATTCATATACATTGCATAGAAGCCCCAAGCCATGAAGCCGAGACCGATTGCGCCGAGAACAAGAGACACACCAAGACCAGTCGTGGCCGATGCACCCAAAGTCATACCGAGCAGAAACCTAAGCATACTGCTTCAACTCCTGAAGCCGAGCCTTTTCCCACTTGTTGATTGCATCCACACGCATGTCGTATTCCATTTCCGTCATTGCGGTGTTGATATACTTGTGATCCAGAGCGTCCATCAGAGCCTCAGCTTGAAGCTGAATCTGATATTCGTTTGCATAGTGCCTAGACATGTTTATTCTCCTTACCATTCAATACGATACTTGGGCATCGGGTAGTCCCGACGAAAGAACTTCTGTTCATCCATCATAGCAGTACCAGACATATTCTCATACCGCTTAGTATAGACGACCTTACCACTTTCATTATCAGTAATGACAAGAATGTATTCACCCCAACGATATGTCATGTTATTCTCCTTTGTCATACTCATAAGATAGTGTCTGTCGATCAGATTATCAAGAGCAGCAAACGCATATCTGATATGCGCGGAACGCATATCAGAGCGAGGTGAAGAACGGCACAGCCTGAGCCGCAGCGTCTACATCCAGAGCGCGAATACGAAACTCGTCATACTCGCAGAAGTAGCCATCATCTTCCAGTTGTTCTTGCAACCGATACGAGTCCCGAGCAGCGCGGGCCGCTTCAAGGGTGGAGTATACGCCGAGCAAATCATCGCCCTCATAAGTCACACAGCCGAACAGCGCGAACACTCGCATGGAATACCTCTTCTCTTGTTACATACTAGATATGGGATCGGCAACCCCGATTTTCAAGGGTTATCTCCGCATAGCTGATATGCACCAGACGCATAGGCTAAGTCATTGATTTTATTGGGATCGTTTGGAATGAGGTAGGAAGCGGCTGGAGCGAGGGTTCTGGGGTTGATAGATCCGTACCAACCGACTTCCGGAACGCTTTCCAGCCGCTTCCTATTGCGTCAATATGAGCATGTCGCTCGGACTGTTATCTGCTACTGGAAGATAGCTTCGAACTTCTGGTTGTAATCCAGTTCAATTGGAGCTACAACCTCGTTTAGAATAAATGTCGGAGTGAAACCGTCAAAGGCACCACCGTCATTTAGAAAAGCGCAGTAGTCGGATGCATCTTCCTCAAATTCAAAGATCATGATGATTTGATCAGTCGGTTCTTCAATCACACACCAAACAAAATCATTGTCATCTGTCATTACGGGACTTACGGTATAGTTTTCCATTTTACACCTTTAATCCTTTGAACTTGTTTGTCATTCGGTTTACCATCTTGTCATCTGCTCCTTGTTTTTGACCACTATCTACAATATCTACCTGTGCAGATTGCTCTACATCATACAGCTTCATTTTTGCTCTGTCAATTCCAACGACAAATCTCTTGTTTGTTGCTGGATCAGCATAGCGATTCTTCAACTGCTTTACCATGATCTGGTTCAACTCTTGAAGCTGTTCAGTAGAGATTAGAGCAGCCATGAAGTCAGCAGTTGCAGGTAGACCAAACGATTCGGATGTATCTTCAAGACCAACATCGGTACTTGTGAAGCCTGTTCTGTTTGTCTGAGTTGCAGATACCAATGGAACTTCAAACTCAACAGCAAGACCGCGCAATTCTTCTGCAATAGCCTTGATGTATGTATAGCTGTTCACATTACCGCCGGGTTTAATTCGTGCAGAAGCACAGATGTTGAGATAGTCAACAAAGATGATATCTGGCTGAAACGATTTCTTCAGATTGAGTTCATTCAACAGGGCTTTGAAATGTAATGTTGAAGCAGAAGCAGTTGGATACTCTTTCACAATCAGTTTGCCTTGAGACTTATTCTTGAGAACAGAAGCTTTCTTCATATACAAGTCTTGCGGCAACTGTAGAAGATCATCAATGGTGATGTTCATCAGATTTGCATCAATACGCTTTGCAACCTCTTCTTCGGCCAATTCAAGAGTGATATACAATACATTCTTGCCTTGAGCAAGTGCAGCAGCAGCGATATGACACATCGTCAGTGATTTACCAACACCAGTACCAGCAAGAAAGATATTGAGTGTCTTCTTGCTGAAACCATTCTTGGTAATCTTGTTGAAGAAATCAAGATCAAAAGGAATCTTGTGTTCTATGCGATGGTAATACTCATAGCGTTCTTCAAAATCTTCAAGATAATCGTGACCAACATTAGGATCAAATGAGATAGCAAGTGCTTGTGTCAGAAGATCAGGAATGGCGCCCTTTGTGAGAGCGCCACCTTTGTTGTTCATGATATCAATGGACTGCATGATTGCATTGTAGATTGCTTTTTCTTGACAGAACTTTTCAGTGCTATCAATGAGCCAATCAATATTGGTATCTACATTGTCGTTTTGTAAATCATCAATAAGCTTGGCAGCATCTCTTGCTTGATCCGCTGTAAGATTACGAAGCGAATCAACCTCAATCTTCAATGCATCTGCGGTTGGTAGACTGTTATACTTGATAGTGAAGTCACGAATTTCGTTGAAGATGTTACGTTCAACCTCATTCGTGAAGTATTCACTTTTCAGAAACGGTAGAGTTTTCCTCGTGTATGACTCTTTCATCAACAGATTCTTCAGTATAACTTTCTCTATCTGCACTCTCTAACTCCGCAATGTCTAGAATTAAGGTATTAAGGATCAGTCCAAGATGTTGTTCAAAGTATTGATCATCTCTAAGCTTCTCTTCCTTAAACTTGCCAGGAGAAAGGATCTCATATGAGAACCTAAGAGTTGCTGTTCCGTCATCATTCTCACGAACACCAACATTCGTGAAACGAAATATAACACCTTTGTATGCTTCTGTCAATAGTTCAATTGCAGAAGTGTCTGTATTGTAAACATTACTGAACTGATAATCTACACCTAAAATCATGCCGCGTCCTCCACATCAGTGACATTTGACTTGCCGTAAAGAAATTCTTCCTTACACTTTTTATCAATTTGATTGAGAATGTCCTGTGTAAAATACTTCTCAGGATTCAGTTGAATGACAGATTCAAACGCTTTGATTCCATCAGGAAATTCATATCGCGTTGATACCTTCTTGATGATTCCAAACTTTTCAGCAAGATCAATCAGACCATAGTAAGGATCAAGTCCATCAGCATAGTCAAGGAGTGTTTCAACTTTCTTATTCTCAATCGTCAGTCGAGCCTTCTTTAGATTTGCAGTAATGATAGCACCAGACACACTGCCATCCTTGTCCTTGTCCTTCTTCTTAGACAGAAATAGAATTGTAGATGCAGCATATTCAAGACCAGAACCACCACCCATCTTCTTGGTAGGGACATAAGAACCAACTACATCGTAAACGTGATTTGTTACAATGAGAGGTACCTTAGCCTTACCAAGCTTCAATGTAAGAACACGGAATGCACCACGGACAAGCTGTGCGCGTGTCATGTCGCGTGTGTCTTTGCCGTCAGCAATGTCGGCCATTTCTTTGTCTGTTGAGAGGTTGCCAAGTGAATCAAGAACAAACAACATTGGAGGACGTTCTTTGTTGGCCTTGTCTTCAATATACTTGTCGAGAATCTTTACTGCTTGGGTTCTAAACTCTTGGATAGTTGCGACTGGCACGACTGCAACTCTCTTGGTGTCAATACCTCTATCAGTAAGCATCTGCTTAGATATTGCGGATTCTGATTCAAAGTAGAAGACAAAACCATCGGCGTTGTCTCTGAGGAACTGTCGGACAATGTTGATTGCGTAAAAGGTCTTACCTGTAGAAGGCTCACCTGCAAGGGCAGTGACTTTGTTAGCAGGCAGACCGCCGTAAATAGAACCGCTAAGAAGAGCATTAAGGCTGAAACTACCAGTACCAATAAAGCCGGTGACATCCCCAGCTTCCACTCCTTCGTCAGCAATTCCAGCATATTCATTATCAATCTCCTTTAGTAGGGAGTTAAATAGATTTGACATATAGATTCTCCTTTATGTCTATGTGAATGTCACGATTCTCCGTGACGAGGTATTTAGCAGCGAACGATATCGTCTTCGCTGCATATATCACCCATCTGAACTTCAATAGCAATCAAAGTTTCATTTAAGTGAGTATTCGTAATCTTGTGTAATGCCATCTTTGGCACATGAAACGATTCGCCCTTACGAATAGTGAAGATGTTACCGTCAACGATAACCTTACCTTCACCCTGTACTATCGTCCAGTATTCACTTCTATGATTGTGATACTGGAGTGAAATGGCCTGATCAGGTAGAATTTCAAGACGCTTGACCTTGTAGCCGCGATCTACATCAAGCACATGCCATTCACCCCACGGACGCTTCATTGATTGAACATAAGGCTGCTTACGTTCCGCTGCAATCTGTTCCATGATTTCATCAAAGTCTTCATAGTCTGTCATATCCACTCCAATCTTGGTTTGCCATTATAGTTTTTGTTGAAGACGAACCATGCGAAGGCCAACATACCTCCACCACCATTAAATCCGACTCGTTCTCCAAACACGTAGCAACATTCTAACATGTTTAAGCTGTAAAGTCTATCTCTTCTTTCTTTGCCTTCTAAGAAAGATAGTTTGTTGAACATGACTACCTTATCATTGACTAGATTAAGAGCATGTAAAGTGAACTTGGTTCCAATCTTGAATGGAGGATTGGTAATGATATTGTGTGTTTGTCTATGGGAATTCATGAAGTCGAAATGATCATCGCCATATCCTCTATCTACAAGATCAGTGGCATAGATGTTTTCATATCCGTAATGTTTCAATCTTTTACAGATTGCGCCATCACCACATGCGGGTTCCCAAATCTCTCCGAAAAACTCTTCACGATCTAGTAGTGCATCAATGGCCCAATCCGGAGTGGCATAGAAGTCATCCTTTTCCCGATTGGGGTTACCTGATCCTGCTAGTCGTGTAAACTGTTCTAGACTCATGAAAAGAAATTTTCCAATGATGATTTGTTTTTTAACTTGCAGTGTTTACCGTGTTTCATACTATAGATGCCGTTTTTTACTTCATTCAAACACACTTCGCACACTCTTGTATTGTTTGCCCATTCTTTTTGTTTTATAGACCGCAATTCACGATAGTTAGGATCATTCCATAGCTTTCTATTCTGTTTTCTTAATCTGTTATGAAGTTTTTCGTTCTTTATAGGATCGGCAAGAGATTTTTTAAATCCTTCAATCCTCTTCTTCTTTAGTTGTGGATTATTCCATAACTCTTTCATTCTGTCTGTTCGTTTTTTTCTGTATGATACATCATTCCACAATTCTCTATATTTTGCAATTCTTTCTTCTTTGAAAGATAGATTGTTCCAGTTATCTTTCATCAACTCTGATTGCTCAACTGCAAAAATAGATCGGTATTTTTCATACATGTAAGAACTACAAACATATCTCTCATGTTGAGATTGCATCATCATCGCGCCTAAAGCTATTGTCATTTTGCGTTTGTTGTTTCCTGTTGTCATTTTTCTTAATAGAAGATGACACACAAAATGTTCTCTAGCACTTAGATCAACCAGATTATCAAGATCATCATTTCCATTCATACATCTAGGTATGATATGATGGCGTTCAGTGTATCCATCATACACATTTAACTTTCGATACTCAATAATTTTGTAGTACCATTTTGTGTATTTGTTATCTAGAAACATCATCCAAAGAAATCCTCCAAGCTTGATACCTGTTCAGTCTTCCAGTTGATGCTATCTAATACGATACGCAACGGATCCAGAAATGACTTTTCAAACTGTGTATCATAGTCTACATACTTCTCAATGTCAAGTTCTTTCGGCACCAAGTTAGGGAAAGAGATAACATTAGACTGAATTGTGTTAGGTTCTTTCAGGAAGATGAACTTAATCTTCTCACCTTCCATGATCATTGGATAAGTCTTGTCCAGCTTCTTACGCTTGATCAAGTCATTGTACAGCAATGAACCACGAACATGAATAGGGCAACCCTTACCAAAGATGGCCTTAGCATCGGCAAACTTCTCAAGACCATTCACACCGCGAGGGAATGCAATCTCAGCAATCGGCTGCTTCTTGAAATCTTCTTTCCACTTGTCAATCATGGAAATCAAAGTCTCTTCGTTGCCATTCAAAACAACATCAATTGCTTCCCACATGATCTTACGGCAGAAGGCTGGAGTTGAAGACTTGATCATCTCAAGCCCCATAACCTTTACCTTCGGCTTTGCATACTCAACGCCTTCGTTATTATAGACATTCAGAATGTAACGCTTCTTTGCTGTCCAGATACCCTTGTCAGCAAGAGCCTCACGCTTCATTTGCATTTTTTGTTCGTAGGCATTAACATAATCAGCAAGTTCAGCATAAGCCTTGTCAATAAACGGTTGAATGCGATCTTCACAGACCTTATCCATGAACTTGATGATTTGCTTTGTACTAGCATCTGGGTTCTGTTCAACAATAGTCTTGCTGACCAGTTTATCAAGAGAGAGATAGATGCTATCCGTATCCGATGCAATAACATAGTCTTCATTCTCCGTTTTGAGTAGCTTGTTCATATAATCATTTAGCTTGTTCTCAATCCAGC